GTACATCCCCCGCTGTCCCTGGCTGAAGCGGGAGCAATGGAGAGATGTCAATGAACATCGCTGCTAGATCTGCTGTCCAATCCTTCTTGAGCTGGCGGAGATCTTCAGCACGATCCTTGTACGTGCTGCTTTCGCGATCACCGACAGACCGAGCGAGGATCTGGCGCGACCAGTATTCGATACCGGGATCGAGCAAGCTGATTGCAAACCTCTTGCCCAGATACTCGATCAAGCGCCAGTTGAGGGCGTTCAGTGCGTCCACGTCCAGCGCAATGCCGAACGTTCTCATGATGGCTGCATCGTGCCGACGTTCGAGAGCAGCCGGACCAAAGGTTGACGCCTTGGCCAGGGCATCCCAGGTCTCAGGAATGAGATCCTTGGCTTCCCTTGCAACCACAGTGTCAATTGTCTCGGTCACAGCATGCTCTCGATTATCGGTGTCAACCTGCTAGTCGTTCGAGCTTTCGAGCGATGTCTTCTCACCGCTACCGGGCTTGACCTGAGGAGAGCGATCACGGCGCCCTCGACGTGCCTTGGCCACGTTGCCGCTGCGGCCCCTGGATGCCTTGGTGGAACGAGAAGCGACCTCATCTCCATCCTCCGCATCCTTCGTGGCTCCGTAGGGCTTCTGGGGATCGCCGGTGCCGGTGTATCCCTCACCGCGCTGAACCGGACCACTGTCAGGCACATTGCGGGTAGTCAGGCGTCCTGCTGCCTTGCCTTCGGCCGTTTCTTCCACCTCCAACTCGGCAAGCTGCCTGTCATCCGGGTGCTCGCCGTAGCCGATGTTGTAGTCCACGATCTCGGTACGGGGGTCTTCCCTGGCGCTCTCGAACTCCTTGATCCGCATGATCGTCGCCGACGGCAGAACCGACATCGCGCGAACGATGTCATCCACATTCATGTCGTCGTAACCTTCAAACGGGAGCCCGAGGCGTGCGACAGAATCCTCAACCGGATTGTCGTCAACCGGCTTGAGAACCTTGCTCAGGTGCGCGTAGAGGGGACCATCTTCCTCATCGAGCGCCTGCTTCCAGTCTTCTGCCACAAGCTCAGGGGGAATGACCTCACCGCGAACGTACGTCCTGCCCATGCCGTTCTGATGGATCACTCCACCGTCGAGCTGGGGCAGAGAGCTGACCGTCCTGAGAACGGTAAGCTCATTGTCCGCGATAACTTCGTATCCCTTGGCTGCCATGTTTGTTGTCACCTCCTCTAGGGGGTATCGTCGTGGTAGATGTTCGCGTACAGGAACGCCTCGGGGCGACGCAGGCGAACCATGCGACGCGATGCCTGACGCAGAAGGCGCGTATAGACGCCTTCGCCCTTGAGGATGATCTCGGACTGCGGACCGGGCAGGAACACCGTGTCGTTGGGACCGGACTTGATCTCGACCGGGCCGTTCAGCGTTTCTGCGATCGGCAGGCCGTTGACCGAGTATTCGGTCGTGATCAGGATCGAACCGAGAGGAAGGAACCTGGTGTGATCCTCGCGGCGCTTGGACGCACCGACGGACTCATCCCTGTAAGCCTCATTGGTGGGGACGAAAGTCGTACCCTGAGGCAGGAGCTTGAGAACGTCATCCAGCGTGGGCATGAACGGTTGCCCGACATCCACGTTGAAATACGTCCGGAGCTTCGCGTTGTTGACGATCAGGTCGGCGTCCTCATCGCTGAGGTGCACGCGACGGGCCGGCGATCCCGCTGCCGTGGTTGCGGTCTGCATCCACGTCTTGAGATCGTTGACCGGATCGGCGTTCGTGAGATCCGTCCACGGAACTGCTGTCTGCGGCTTGTTGCCGACAGGGATCGGGTAGTCGATGACAAGCGCGGTGTCACGCTGCTGATACTCGATCGTGAGCTGTCCTGCGAATGCCTGCCAGCGCATCCACTCGGTCAGTCGTTCGTTGCGGCGTTCGAGAATCTGTCCGATCTCGACCAGGCGACGTGCCTCGCGGCTCGCCAGCCTTTCTCCACCTTGCGTCAGGATCTCCCAGCGACGCGGAGAAATGCGATGGGCTTCATCGAGATATGCCATCTCAATGACTTCCTCGCGCTCCTCGCGACCGGTGATGTCCATCAGCGGGATTGACGCTTCAGGCGCTCGGAACTGACCGATGCCAGTAGCGTGGAGATCTTCGACTCGCATGGAGACGTACTGTGAGTCGGAATCCGCCATCGGAGCGATCTGCTCTCCAATGTACGGCGCCAACTCCATTTCCGTCTCGACCTCACCGGCGATTGCGTCCGTCAGTGCGGCTTGATCCATGATGTCGTCAATGACTGCCATGTTGTCTCACCTCCTCTCGCGGCTACGAGAACTTGCAGGTTGGTAGAGCTGCCTTGATGGCAGTCGAATCGCTGGCCCAGCCGACGATCCTGTCGGAGCGGAACCACTGACCGTGATTCCACATCGCGCTCGGGATATCGGAATGAGACAGTGTGTCCGGAACCTTCTCGGTACGCGAGAGGATACCCATGATGCTGCTCAGTGTGCTTGTGATTGTCACCGTGCCAGCACCACCGGTCAGCGAGTCAGTCGCCGTGATTGCACCAGCTTCGGTGGGAACGGTGAACGTGACCTCGTACGTGTACGAGACGTGCGTCGAACCGGTCAGTTGCTCGGTGCGCGAGACTTCCACGCCACCAGCAGAGATGGTTGACAGTGCTTCAAGCGCTGCCTTGACCTCGGCTGCTGTCGAGTCCCAGTCCAGTGCAGAGGTTGACTGACCACCGTGAATCAGCACGAATGTGCCACCGGTACCGTCAACCACGACCTTCTGGACAATCAGCGAACCACCGGATGCATACGCTTGATACTGGTTGTTGGAGTTCTTCACCAGCGGCGTACCGGCCTTCAGCTCGCGCTCACCGGCAGAATTGACCGGGAAGGTGCTGGCGTCGAGCACGATCGAAGGAGCGACATCCACATTGACCTGATGGACGAGGATCTCCAGATCGGGAGAGAACTGCCTTGATGTACGGATGTTCCATGCCATGTGTTACTCACCTCCCCCTGAAATGGATGCGGTGCGGTAACGCTTGCCACGAACCTCATCGCGGTTGATGGGGCGCCCTGACAGACGATTGGCACGCTCGCGGCGCTCTGTCTGCCTCTCCTCTTCGGAAAGCTCTCCACCATCATCGGGTCGGTCGTGGTCGCCCTCACCGGTGATCTGCTGAGCGAACGTAAGCTTGAGCTTGCCATCGTCCTTCGGCATCAGCTCAATGAACTTGCGGATCGCTCCTGCGACGGAGACTTCTTCGCGACCTGTGGCTCCGGTTGCCTGGTCGCCGGACAGACCAAGCTCGTTGTCAGCAAGCAGGACCGCTCCCGGTGCCTCGGCATCGGACGAGAGGTAGATGCGTCGGACCCATGCCAGCAGCCCAGGAGCATCCTCGAAACCCATCCCTGAGAGCGTGCTGATCTCGCGCTCGACCTGTTCCTTCCTGGTCGCTGCGGAGAGCGTGCGATTCTCGTCACGGATTGGATCGATCTCCTTTTGATGAGCCTGGATGAGCTGTTGCTTCACATCATCAGCCAGATCCATCTCCTGGATATCCTCAATATAACCCACGTTGTCACCTCCTTCTTGGTTTTCAGTTGGACTTACCAGCGAACATTTGTCGCCGTTGTTGACGTGCTGCTGCGACGCGGCCTTCTGGAGTGGTGACATCGAAGATCGCAGTCACGTTGCTCGGCTCCTTAGGAGCAGGCAATGGCGCTGGTTCCTCAGGCTGATCGTCCAGCTTGATTGACTGCACCCTGTCCCACTCACTTGGAGCCGAAAGGAACACCTGGCCGTTCCCGAGACGAGTGAATGTCGCCTCGAATGTCAGCCCTGTCTTCTTGTTCTGGATGCGACAGCGCTGATCCATGCTGACGCGGACAATCTCGAAGTCATCGTCACCGATTCTGTCTTCGAGCGCTGTATTCAGCTTGTCGCTGATCGCTTCGACGGAAACGTCATCGAAGTCATCGTCGCTGGCGGCAATCAGTGCGTCCTTACCGCGTGTCCAGCGACGCTCGGGTCCTGGCTCAACCTTGTCGTCGTTGATGTCAAATGGAATGACCCAGCGCGAACGGTCGCCCTTGAACCACTCTTCTACCAGGGCAAGCTTCTTGTTCTGCGAGATGTCATGCACTACGTAACTTGCTTGCGGAACCTGCGGGCGCCCCGAATCATCCACAACCTGCTCGGGATTCAACGACGTTTGCAGTGATTCACGTAGCCAGTTGACACCATCCTGCTCGTTCCAAACGATCTCGCCGGTCTGAGTCTGGTTGTCAGTGCTTCCGTCGCTGGGAGGATCGCCCTCAGCGAAGTTTGCAGCGTCGATCTCGAAATCGCCGCTCACATTGTCGTCAGATGCGAAAATCCGCTTGAACGGAGCCAGATCGTTGATCCAGCCGGACTTGGCCAGTGCAACGTGGTTGAGAGAGCAACGGAATTGCTTGCCATCGTGCTTGCGAGTGTAGCCGAACAGCACTCCACTTGACACGTTGGGAACAGTCCCACGGCTCACCTTTGCCTGCACATCAGGCTCTGTAAACCCGAGTGCAGCCTGCAAGAAATGCTGCCCCTTCTTCTTGACAACCCGCAGACCGCGAACGTACCCCGTGTTGTTGAGAGCGCTATCCGTTCCCTTCTTCGGATCAGGATGGCCATCAGGGATTGTCACGTCCTCGAAAGCGCGATCGTCGTATGCCTCGATCAGGTCAGACATCGAGATGATGCGATCAGCCTGAGATGAAATGCCTTGCGGGATCACCTCGAATGGGAGTTTCTTGCCTACCCCAGGCGTGATCGCAAATCGACCTTCACGAAGGATGTCCTTCCAGATGACATTCTTGTCACCAAGCTTGTCTTCTGCGCCCTCCTCTGCCGACGAGAAGTGCAGTTCGATTGCATGAAGAGGCTCGGCGGTGCTCATGTCGTGTATGCCTCCTCTCTGCTGCCGTTGAGTCTTACGTAATCCATAGGGATGTGCGGAACGAGGGGCGCAAAGACGTGCCCACAGCCTCCACGGTCCCTACGATGGCGGTAGACGGTGGCTAGCTGCTCTCCGTAGCGCTCGTTCTTGTCCAGCGGCTTGAAGTGCTGGCCAATCGAGCCCGTAGCCTCGCAACCAGGGCAACGGAGATGGCCGTTCCCTGTAAGTAAGGTAAGGGGGCGTGTCTGAGCCGCCATTGCAGGCCACCATAGGCCACAGAAGCCAAGCTGGGAAACGAACTCAGTGATTTATCGGCCTGATTGGGTATGATTGGCTCCAGCAGCCCGTCAGCGAGTAGACAAATCACCTCAAGGGGGTAGAATCGTCAATGAAGGTGGTCCAAACATGACGCTCGTGACAGATCCGACCCTGGCGATGATCCGCAGTGAGAGCAGCAAGCTCATCCGCGATGAGGTCCGCACCGCAGAGCAGCGCCGCATGCTGGAGAGCGCTGTCGCCGATGCCATCCTGAAGCTCGGCTGCACCCCCGATGACATCTCAGAGGCATCGGGCCTTACCCTTACGGAGATCAAGCGCATCCTGAGCGACGTGCGGGCCGTTGACGCAGACTTGGCGCATCTGGCCGGTTTGCGATAAGCTGGCGCCTCCTCAATCCAGGGGGCTGGACGGGACGAAGGACGGGACGGGGCGCTCGAATAGGGCGCCCTGTTTCTTCCCCTAGAAGGCTTCCGTAACCGAAGGGAGTTGATCCACTGGCTAGCTAGGTCGGCGTCCGTGTGCCGGCCGCAGCGCAGTGAAGTAGCTCGCCACAGCGGTGTAGCTGCGACGGCTGGCCAAGGGAGCTTCTATGCGTACCACCATAGGACGGTTCCTGCTTACCGTCATACCGATTGTCAGTATCCTTGTGGTGCCGGCAATGGCCAGTGCCAAGCAGGGTTCATCCCCGCCTCTCAAGCGCGAGCTGAAGAAGTACAGCGCCTTATGGCATGCAGCTCACAAGGAGTGCGGTGACTGCTCGGGGCGTAACATCCGCCGGTACGGGATGAGGACGCCAAAGGGCAGGGTGATTGACAATCCGTCAGCCACCCACTTCGCAAAGACCATTCGTCAGTTGCGGATGATTCGGATGCCGATGCTGAGCGGCCATCCGCCAGCTCAGCCCCCAGCCGGTGTGCACACAGCAAGAGCGCTTGGCGGTGTGGCGGCATGTATCCGGCAGCACGAGGCAGGTGGCAACTACGCCACGAACACGGGTAACGGTTACTACGGTGCGTATCAATTTGATATCGCAACGTGGCATGCAGCAGGCGGAACCGGCAACCCGGCGACCGCGAGTCCGGCTGAGCAGGACGCGGCCTTTGCAAGATGGTGGCCTGGTCACCACGGCGCATGGCCTCTGACCAGCCGTATGTGCGGCTACTAGGATGACACAGGTGCAGGGTTCCTGGACGGACCTGGGAGCCCTGCGCCAGGCATGCGCTCGCCCTCATCGTTCCAGACAAGCACTCCTGAAGCGATGACGATGCTTGCCAAGTGAGTTGTCGTCTTTGCTCCTGTGTTGCGCTTGGCTCTCCGCAGATGATCCTTGACGTTCGACAACGAGTAATTCATCTTGTCGGCTACTTCTGTCAGCGTCAAGCCATTACACAGGTGGCAGATGACCTCTAGCTGTAGCATTGTCAGGGCGCCTGTGCCATTGCTGCTCATCGAATCAGAGCCTCCTGTTCCTCCATCAGCCGGTGAACGCGCTGTTGTGCAAGCCTGTTTACAGCGTTTATCCTGCCGAACTTCTCTAGTTGGATCTCGCCAATCCTGGTGATAGCCGCACAGCGCTTGCGCAGGTACTCCATTCGCTTGGTGCTGAGCCGGATCAACGCCTCGTACGGACACATGGTGCAGGTTATGTAAACCTCTATGACAGTATCGCTGCCTTTATGCGAGCGATGACGAAGCGGGAAGCGCTGCTCCGAGTTACAGTAGGGGCAGTTAGCAATCATCAGGCAAGCAAGTATACCCCTAGAACGAGAACGACCCGCCCCCCTTAGGTTAGGAGAACGGGTCGCCCACGCTGACAACACCTCCAACGTCACAGGAGGCTGCGAGGCACCACCCTCGCAAAGCGAAGTCTATCACGCCGTTTTGGCGACGTGTTCTGTAACCATACGTCTAAGAGCCCTCATCGCGCGACGCCTATTTACGGTGTACTCCTCGGACTGGTATGCCTCGACCGAGAGCTGCGTCTGTTTGTGAGTCACCTTGACACCTGAATTGGTGAAGCGCTCGACATAATCAATCCCCATGTCGGGCGTAAAGCGCTGTTCTTCTACGTCCTCCTCACGGAAGATTCCATCCCAGGCAGTGTCCGGACTAGGGCAACGGGCTAGGATCGCTTCTACGGCGTCTGCTGGGCCGGCAATCATGTCCTCAAACTCCTCGCTGAGCACGGTCGCGGCGTTTTTGCTGACCGTAACCAGAATGCGGGAGGCAACGATCAGCTCGTCAAATAGCTTGCGTTCCTCTTCTTTCAACGCGCTCAATCTGGTTCCTTCATCAGTTCGCGGTGCTCAAAGCGAAACTTGTCAAACGCTTTGACGGAGTTATCGATGCCATCAAGATGATTGGCCGGCGCTGATTTGGATTGATGGTCGCGATAGTAGACAATCGCCCCAATCGCCCGCTGATCACGAGCCCGCAAGGTGAATGTCGGCTCATTGGCAGGGAACTTGAAGGCAGTCCCGTTGTCTTCCATGCTGTTGACAAGATCTATCAGACCCTCGATGTCCTTGCCAGCGGCTGGAACAATGAGCTTGATGATCTTTTCGATATCCGAGAGCGTGAACAACCGGCCGTACTTCATATCAGCCATCCTGTTCGCCTCCTGTCGTGACGTAAGCCAGCTCGCGGTCGCCATTCACTATCAACTCACGTTCCTGCGGACGGATGCCGGCCGTCGATGTGCGCAAGTTGACAGTAAGCTCGCGTTGCTCGGGCGTAAGCGGGGCCGCCACCTTCTTGCGACGCTTGCGCCTGGGCTTGGGCGGTATGAGCGCATCAATCACAATCTGGCGCTCCACGATCTCTTCACGCATCTGCTTGACAAAGTTGTCAATCCATTCGCTCATCCTTACCTCCTATCCAGGGGATCGCGGTAGCGACGTGCGAGGCTTCCCACACGCCGCGCCGCAGTCATCCATCGTTACTCTGCGTCCTCATCGGGGCCGCCCTCGTCCTTCTCCTCGTCCGAGCCAACGCCAATGACGTTATCGGGAGTCGGAGCAATGCGACCGAATGCGATCACATCGCCATCTTCGTCACGAACAATCGTCTTGAAGGTCAGCTTGTGCAGCGGCCGATTGCGCGTCTTGTCATCGGCCTTTGAGCCATCCTGAGTGGTGCCAGTGATGGCCTGGTTGATGCGATGCCGAACGAGATTGAAATTAGCATCGATCTCGACCGGTTCCATGCCCCTGATGAACAGGAACGTTGCCATTACTTCCTCCTTACATTTGTTACTTCAATTGACGGCGCTTTCATCCAGCGCCGCTCCTTGTCCGCCAAAGCAATCAGTTCCATGCCTGCCGCCGTGGCAGTGTATCCATGCTTGACCTTTTCCACAAGACCCAGATTGGCCAAGCCCTTCAACGTGGTTACAGCTTGCATCTTAGAGTGAGGGAGGTCACTCCATTTGATCTTGTTACAGCATGCTTCTGGCGCTGTGTAAGGATTACCTTGCTTCGTTCGGGCACAGACATAACGCAGAACCTTGCCGGCACGCGGCGTTAGATCCTGCGGCTCAGTCACACCCGTTCCATGATTTGCTTGTGCAGAGACGAGTTGTCAACCACATCCTCGTACGGCATGTCGTCGTCTGCTCCCCATACAAAGTTCAGTCCGAGCGTTTCTGCATGATTGACGATCAAACTAATCAGCGCGTCAATATCCCTCCCCTCTTCGTCCACGCTGATGCCAGTGAAGAACAGTGCGATCCGTACCGGTGCTGGCGCGTCATCAGGAATATTGTCACGCCAATTGTCAAAAGTTTCGGGCTCTGGTGGCTCCATCTCCTCCTCTTCCTCAAACGGATCGTCAAGGTCTTCGGGGGCAGGGTCCTGCGGCTTGAGTGGTGGTGACACGGGCTCTTTGTCCTTGTAGCTATCAATAAAGTGGTCAGCCACTAGCATCCTTCTTCAACTGCCGCCAACTCGTGTTGTTGAATGACAGTGCTCGTTGAACCTGCCTGCGCGAGAGATGTGTAATTGCACAGAAGTCAACCAGCGTATCTGTTGGGTAGTAAGCCAAATGCTCCTTTGCTCTGTTCCGGATGTAGTTATATCGACCAATGGTTTCAATACGATGCTCGTAGTCATGCGCCTTCTCAGGCAACGTCATCACCCGACGGCGGTGCAATTGCCTTGGCATCGGCCGAAGACACAGTTTCTTCCTCTGGCCAGTAGTCCATGTAGCCCTGGAACATCGTAATGACGTGATCAATCACCTTCTCCCATCCTTCTGGGAGATCTCCCTCCATGGTGTTGTCAAGAAGATTGTAGTAGTCTGCTGGCGTTTTCAGAGAGTGCAGGAAGCTGAGCATATCTGCCGCATGCAAGACCTTGCCGAGGTCACCGAACGGGTTCGGGTCCTCATGAATCGCTTTAGCAAGCATCGTAACGAGATTGAGCCGTGCTTCGACTACTGTCTTGCCTTGTCCCCGACTCAGATAGTACGTCGTATGTGGCCATGAATCGAGCCGTGCGACAATAGGACTGTCATAACGCTGCTTCTCAAAGCTGATTCCCCACATCTCGGTGAGTTTTTGGCCTGCCTGAATGCTCTGATCTCTCATGTCCGCTTCCTAACAGGTCGGCGCTTGGGCGCAACAATCTTGCTATCGGCTTCTGCTACCTGAGCTTCCAGTTCGTCGGCATAGTTCTCTGTAACCATTTCTATGAATCTACCAAATT